ATGCCAATAAATAATTCAAAATCATTTTCAGCACCTAGAGTTGGTGATTGGGTTGTAGGATTCTTTATGGATGGAGAATCAGGCCAATTTCCAATTATGATGGGTGTTTTACCTGGTATAAAGGTTGAATAATATGCCTCAAAGTATTCCTAATATAACACCAGTTGTTACTGATAGTTCTGGTTCAATTGTAGAGACAAATCCTCCTACCGTAACTAATGTAGGAGATGGACAACTATCAACCACAACACCAACAACTGCAACAGGTTCAATTGCAAACACTTCAATAGATGTTTCAAATAATGATTTGGCACACGCTTGTGATTTTGCTACAACATTACAAAAGAATAATGCTCTCAAAAGATTTCTAAGAGCAACAGCAGCACAAATTAGAGATGGTATCCGAGCATTATTGAGATTTTTAGGTCTTGGTGATGGTTCTGGTACAGTTTCTTGGATTATTAGTAAATTAAAATGGTTGGCGGCTGAAATTAGATATATTCAATATACTATTATTAAACCAATACAAGATTTTGAACAAGTTGTTATTGCTTATACTCAAAAAGTTGCCGCAATGATTTCTTGGATTTTATCTTTACCTTCTCAAATTCTTGCCTTATTAAAAGATTGTTTATCTCAATTACAAAAATTAGTTAGTAGTATTTTTTCTGATATTTTAGAAACTGACCAAAATCCTTATAGTGAAGTTATTGCTGCTGCAAAAGATGTAGCTTCAGCCTCACAATCATTAGTTCAATCAACTGTACAAGCAGCTGCCGGTGCGGCCGCTTTACCTACTGCGGTTATTTCTACAGCATTATCTACACCATCACAATCTACATTGGCTCAAGCAAACACAACGATTGCTAATTTCACTGCATCGTATGTTAGTTCAACTCCATCAATACAAAATTCAACACCTTAAACTATGACAACATATAAACCGCCGATTTCTAGTATGTGGATTCAACAGCCTTCTGCTGCTACGGCAAATACACCACCACAATATCCATATAATAATGTTACACAAACTGAATCTGGCCACTTACATGAGATGGATGACACACCAGGTCAAGAGCGTATTCGTATTCAACACGGTAAATCTGGTAGTTTTATTGAAATGGCACCAAATGGTGACCAGACAGTAACAATTAAAGGTGATGGTTATGAAATTGTTGCTGGTAATAAAAATGTAACAATTTCAGGAGTTTGTAATATCACTATTAACGGTGATTGTAATATGGAAGTTTTTGGTAATAAAAATGAAAAAATTCATGGAAATTATGACCTTGAAGTTATGGGTGATATGCACGTAAGAGGCAGAGACAATATAGATATTGGGTCAGACAACACACTCATGTTGGCGGCCAGTGAAAAAGGCACAGGAGACTTATATTTAGCAGCTGCTACAAATGTTTATTGTGCTTCAGAATTACATGTTGGTGGTTCTATCGCTTGTGATATGTTAAATGCTGAATCAAGAGTAAATGCTGGAACAGGATTATATGCTGGTATTGCTGGTGTTTTTTCAGAGGGTCCAATTACTTCTTTAGTTTCTGTTATATCACCTTCAGCTGTTTTTGGTATATCCGGTTCTGTTTTACACTATGATGTAGTAAATAATGGTATTTTTGATGCACATATCCACGTAAAATCTGGTCCCAACTTACTTCCAATGTTAGCTTAATTATGTCAACAGTAAATAACGCATCCGGCGTATACGGAACACTCGGTTATAATTTTAATGATCCTAATGGTGATGTTTTGGCATTATCTTCGGATACGTTAGCTCATATGAATTCTATACCGGCATTAATTTCATCAAATCAAGCACAACTTATTGTTTCTGCCGGTAGTAGTCCAATAAATCAATCAAATTTGTATCAAAATCCTGTTGCAAGCTATATTTCAAGTATCGTAAATACAACAAATTTAATTATTACAAATGCTCCTGGAATGTCAGATGCTTCAAATAGTTTGATTAGTCTAGCAAATTCATTGTCAAGTACAGCAAATTCTTTTTTGGCTCATACTAATAGATTATCAAATCTAGTTGCTTTTGATGGAACAGATAATACTAATCCATACTACAAAAATGCAATTTCTTTTGGTAAAATTGCGATGTATATTACCAATCAAACAGATGGAATTTCAAATACTTCACCTATTCTTGGTAGTTTCACTTCACTTTTTATAGGACCGCAATTGAGTGCTAATGCGAATACGATTTTGGCTGATTACACAACGTATCAAACTGGCATTCAAAATGATACATTAACCACAGGACAATATACACAAATTGAAAATCATTTAAATACTGCTTCGGCTTTAATGTCAACAAGACAATCAAATGATATAACTTTTTATACCAATTTGAAAAATATGGTAAATAATTATAATACAGTAAGAAGTTTTTCTGGTATGGGAGAATCAGAAAAATATCTGGTTAATAATTTTGTTGGTACGACAAATTCAATTAACTTAATTAATTCTTAAAATTTCGAAATTTTGCGTTGCGGCCTAGAATTTCTCCGAACGCTGACCAAGAACCAAAAAAGCGATTTTACTCCTGTAAAACTATAATAAATAAAGAATGGCAACCAATAATCATATATACTCCGACTTAGATTTAAGATTTCTCCGTCAGCCCTCTACGGGAGATATCTCTATGAAGTATGATGAACAAGCAGTCATTAGGTCAATTCGAAACTTATTATCAACTAATTTATACGAGAGATTATTTCAACCAACAGTCGGTAGTTCTATAGGACAGTTGTTGTTTGAACCATTATCTGCCTTGACTGCTAGTCAAATTGAAGATGAAGTAGCAAGAATGATAGCAAATTATGAACCTAGAGCAACAATTAATCAAATATTAGTAAGTGCTCAACCAGATTCAAACGCTTTTAATGTATATCTTTCAGTATATATTGGTAATCAAACAAGTCCAACAGCAATTAACATCATATTAACGAGAACCAGATAATGGCTGCTAATACAAACATTCAAATTACTGATTTAGATTTCAGTTCAATTAAATCTAACTTTATAACCTATTTACAAAGTCAAGATACTTTTAAAGATTATAACTTTGAAGGTTCTGCGATGTCAACATTACTTGATGTTTTGGCATACAACACACAATATAATGCTTTCTATTTGAATATGGTAGCCAACGAGATGTTTTTAGATTCTGCTGTACAAAGAGCATCTGTTATTTCTCAAGCAAAAGTATTAAACTATACACCTAAGTCAGCCATTGCACCAACAGCAGAGATTAATGTTACTTTCACTGGAGTTACATCAGGTTCACTTACATTACCGGCATACACTCCATTCTTATCATCAGCAATTAATGGTGTAAACTATAACTTTTTGACCACCGACACTTACACAGTTAATGCAGTTAATAATACTGTATCGTTTGTTAATATACCAATCAAACAAGGTTCACAAGGTAATTTTTCTTTTATTGTTAACTCTACAACAAATCCTTCTTACACTTTTGAAATACCTGACTCTACAATAGATACAACAACACTAAAAGTAATCGTACAACAATCAAGCACAAACACTAATATTAGCATTTACAATCTTGCTACATCTGGTTTGCAATTAACAGGTACATCTAAAGTATATTTTTTACAAGAATCTTTAAAAGGAACATATGAGATTTATTTTGGTGACGGTGTTTTAGGTAAAAAATTAGATGATGGAAACATTATATTTGTTTCTTACATTTCAACAGAAGGTACTGCGGCTGCTGGTGCCAATTCATTTCAAATGTTATCTTCTGTTAGTGGTTATTATCCAACATCGGTTACTCCTGTTCTTGCCGCTACGACTGGTTCAGCCAAAGAATCTATATCATCTATTAAATTTCAAGCACCTAAAGCATATTCAGCACAAGGTCGTGCAGTAACCAAAAATGATTATATTACAGCAATTCAACAAAATACTTTAGGATTTCCTATTGATTCTGTTTCTGTATGGGGTGGTGAAGAAAATAGCCCACCAGTATATGGTCAAGTGTTTATTGCTGTCAAACCATCAGGCACATACAGTCTAACACAAGCACAAAAACAAAGATTAATTGGTGAAGTTATTCAACCTATTTCTGTCTTGACTGTTACACCAACAATTGTGGATCCTGATTATACTTACTTACAAATTGGTATAAATGCTTTCTATGACCCAACACAAACTACATTAACATCTAGTCAAATACAATCTGGCATATCAACAGCAATTCAAAACTATGGTATTAATAATTTAAATACATTCAATTCAACATTTAGTTCTTACGCTGTATTAAGTGCGATTAATAATTCAAATCCATCAATTATCTCAAGTGAATTTAATGTAAAGTTACAAAAGAAAATATTCCCACTTTTGACAGGAAGTTCTACAATCAATTTATATTACAATACTTCTTTACAACCAGGTAAGTTTGGTAGTGGAATTAGTAGTTCACCTTCAATGCAGTTCTTAGACCCAAATAATTTATCTAATATTATTGATGGTGTTTTTATTGAAGAAGTTCCGTCATCAACTTATGGTGTTGATACAATTTCAGTTATTAATCCTGGTTTTGGTTACCAATCAACACCTACTGTCACTATTTTGGGTGATGGTACTGGTGCAAATGCTGTTGCAACGATTGTTAATGGTGCAATTCAAAGTATTACTGTGACCAGTTCTGGTAACAACTATACTCAAGCGATTGTTACTATAACACCTGCTGCTGGTGATACAACAGGTAAATTAGGTGCTGCTGTTGTTAATTTACAAGGTCGTTATGGTACATTAAGAACTTATTATAATAATACAACAAATGTAAAGACGATATTAAATTCAAATGTTGGCACAGTTGATTATTTAAATGGTGTTATTACATTAAATGATTTTACTCCATATCAAGTTAATAATCCATTAGGACAATTAACAATTTCAGCAACACCTTCAACTAATATTATATCATCAACGTATGATAGAGTTATTACAATCGACCAAGCAGATAATACTGCTGTTACTGTTAATGTTACTGCTAAAACTAAAACATGATAACTAGCGGGCAAAAAACTTCACTATTAGTACCATATCAATTACCTGAATTTATTCGGGATAATCCTGACTATTCTAATTTTGTATTATTTTTACAAGCATATTATGAATGGCTAGAAGAAACAGGTAATGTTACTGACCGTTCTAAAAATTTATTAAACTATAAAGATGTTGATGCCACAACTAATGAGTTTGTTCAATATTTTTATAATGATTTTCTACAATATTTTCCTACTGAAATATTAGCTAATAAAACTGAAGTATTGAAAATTGCTAAAGAAATGTACCAAGCAAAAGGTACACCAGCATCATTTCAATTCTTCTTTAGAACATTATACAATTCAGATGTTGATTATTTCTCTACTAAAGATGTGGTTTTTAAAGCATCTGCTGGTAAATGGTATGTTGCTAAAAGTTTAAAGTTAGCTTCAACTGATGTAAACTTTTTATCGTCATCAAACTTTAGAATTTTTGGTGAAACAACTAAATCAATTGCTACAATTGAAAATGTGGTTGAAGCTGGTAATAAAATGGAAGTTTTTATTTCCAATATTGAAAGATTGTTTCAATCTGGTGAGTTTGTTCGTGTTGTTGATAGTAATAACCAAGATGTTTATTTTTTAAATGGCCAAGTATCAACAGCAAATACTGTTGGTGCTGAAGTACCTAGAGCAAAAATTGTAGGTCAGATTAGCCAAATAAAAATAAATTCAAATCAAAGAGGTCAATTATATCAAGGTGCTAACACACAGTTAGGTTATCCTGGTGACCCAATCGTTGTTTTTGGTGGATTAAATTCATCTACAGGTCACGGTGCGGCAGCTACAATATCAACAGCAACAAAAGGTTCTATCAAATCTATTTTAGTGGCAAATAATGGTGTTTCTTTACTTGGTGGATTTGGTTATTCAGCTGAAGATAGTACACAAAATGCTTTTTCTATTATTAATATTACCAATGGCGGTGGTGCCATCGCTAACATTTCAGGTGTAAACACGGCTACGACTGTTCACGTTGCTAATTCTTTTTATAACCCTGTTTCTCAAATAACTAATATTCCTACAGACAGAATTGGATTGTTTTACAATCAATCACTAGGTATTTCTTCTGCAAATAATACAAATTATTCATGGAATAATTCAACAAGATACACGGGCTTTACAGCAAATCAAATATCAAATTTAACAACATCATTAGCAAACGCTTTTAATTTTATTTCATTTACTGCTTATCCTATTTCAGCCGTTTCTGTTTTAAATCAAGGCGGTGGATTAACACAACCTCCTATTATCACAGCACAATCTTTATATAAAACAAGTGATGGCATAGGTTTGGGTGATTTAGGTGCATTAGGTATTCTTGG